ACGGGCATGTTCTTCGGGTAGCCAATACAGGCCAGCCGTATCCTGACATAGAGTTCTGTCACGAACACAACCTTGAGTGGAACATGTGCATCAGTTATCGTGGCAAGACGATGCACCTGTGCCCGGAAGGGTGCTCAATCCTATGAGCACGCTAATCACGATGGAAACGGAGATCACACTCAAAGTGTTTCTTCGATTCACCCCTCCGCATACTGAGCCTGCCACGCGCGACTACCCCGGCTGCGAAGACCCGCTCGAACTCGTCAACATCAAGATTGGCGAGGGGCGTAATTCAGTGGTGTTTGATCCTACGGTGTGCCTGTCGGGTGATGACTGTGACGAGCTGATATCCAATGCAGAGGCATACATAGAAGTGTTGAAGGAGGGCTAGAGTTGTTTGGAGAACCCACCAAGCATGTGATCACAACGAAGCACGTAATTGGCCCTGACCTTATTTGCACAAGAAGAGGCTGTAGCCAGACATGGGCCTCGGAGAGAGGAAATCAAACAGAGTGCTTGGGTGTGCGCGGCACGCGGCGCAATAATTTGAAAGCGACTCCCGCAGAGGAACAAGAAATATTCCGTCTGCGCAAGAGCGGTAAGACGCTAATGTCTATTGCTGAGCAGTTCGGAATTAGCCGAACGCTAGTCACGAGTTCCATAAAGAGAGCGCAGGGGTTGACGGCAAGATGAACGTGCAGGCTGCTGATCGGGATGGCATGGATGGTCGAACGTGTAATGAATGCAAGGAGGAACATGATTTTCCGTGTGAGGACATAAGGCTGGTAGCAATCGGAGGTTTCGGCATTGTGCTGTGCCTCGCGTGCCTAGTAAAGCTATCGATATCACTGAGGAAGGATCTGGGGATCACATGATTCAGGGGCGACAACGAAAGAAGAAGGTAACGAAGAAGCAGCAACAGGCAGTCGTTGCGAAGATGGCTGACCAGAGCCTGAAGGCTGTCACGGTGATTCGCGACATGCAGCAGACGATCGACGGTCAGCGAACGATGCTGGAAACTGCCAGGGAAATCATCGAGGGCGCGAAGGACAATGAGATCCTCGACTCGGAGGACTGGCGCACTGCCGTCGAGGATTGGGAGACTGCCTATGACGGGGCTTGAACCTTGCGGATCGAGCAAGTGTATCTGGGGCGCGTACCCCGACGTGATGGCATCGGGTCCGTGCAAGTGCCTCACCACCCCTCGGACGGGACCGGAGCAAATGGTCTTCATCCGGGGACTCGGCGAGCGCATCAAGGCACGCACCGAGCGGCTGGCCAGCAATCACGCAGTGGACACATCGCTGCGGGATCAGTTGTTGCAGGCACAGCGGAAGCTGCACGCGCTGGAGGCTGAGTTCAATTCGCGCACCCGTGAGTTGCAAGAGGCACGCGCGGTTGTGGACTCTGTGGACATACATTTCAGGCGGGCGACGTGCCTAGCTTGTGGCCATTTTGAGTACAGGGGCGCTTTTGAAGAGTGCCCGAAGTGCCAGGATAAGGTTCGCGCCCCCTGGCACTACCCCACACCCACTACGGATCTCTGCCCCTGCCCGCATTGCGTGGATCGCCGCTTAAGGGTAAGCTGAAGAAATGGCTGGACTTCTGCCAATCGATGTAGAGCTGCGCCTCTCGGGCGGGGCAACGAACCGCGAGAGCAATGCTGCGCTTGGCGGCATCATGTCGAGTTTCGAGGTGATGCCGCATTCGATGCAGGGTCTTTTCCATGACTTGGATTCCGTTGTGCTAGGCGCGGGAGCCGGTTCGCACTATCGCTGCATCTATGTCTACAACAGACATAACACAGATGTGTTGACTAACTGCACAGTCTTTATCAACACGGTGTGCACGTACATCCACCGAACAACCGGCGTACCGACTGCGGCGAATCTCGCGATCAACATTGGCGCTGACTTGGCGGGGGTCGGTGGAGTCGCGGCAGTGACAGCAAATGAGTTGACTGCGCCTGCTGGCCCCGTGGTGTTTACTGCACCCGTGACTTATGGCACCGGAGTCAACCTCGGAAATATCCCAGCCGGATCTGAAGCCGCGCTATGGCTCAAGCTCGACTGGCCAATCCTGGCAAACCGCAACGCTTCGCCTGACCACTACTTCGGCCTCTCGATCGAGAGCACTGTGCCATGAGCAAAGAGCCTGACGTAATTTGGAAACCACAGGCAGGCTCACAAGAAGCGTTCTTAGCGTGTCCAGTGTATGAGGTTCTCTACGAAGGAACGCGAGGCCCCGGCAAGACCGATGCGCTGATCATGGACTTCGGTCGCGATGTTGGCCAGGGGTACGGTATCGACTGGAAGGGCATACTCTTCCGACAGACTTACGTGCAACTCAATGATGTGATTACGAAGACACGTAAGTGGTTCCCCAAGATCTGGCCGGATGCGAAATACAACAAGGCTAGTCGTATCTGGGAATGGCCTGACGGCGAACAACTCCTCTTGAGTTATATGGACTCTGAAGAGGACTATGAGAATTATCACGGACATGAGTACCCTTGGATTGGCTGGGAAGAACTCACGAATTGGCCAACCCTTGGGCCGTACCTCCGAATGATGGCGTGCTCCCGAACATCAAACCCCGCCATTACTTCACGAGTGCGAGCCACCACGAACCCCTACGGGCCAGGGCACCACGGGGTGAAGGAGCGTTGGCGTCTTCCTGAAGGTCGCGGGCAAGTCATCACGGACAGCTACGTGGATGGATTCCTCGAACCACCTCGCGTTGCGATCCACGGGCATCTTCGTGAGAATGCAATCTTGCTCGACTCTGAGCCTGACTACATTCAGCGCATCGCATCTGCGGCGCGGAACTCTTCGGAGCGCGCAGCCTGGATAGATGGCTCATGGGAAATTACTTCTGGCGGGATGTTCGATGATATTTGGAAAGCACAGACACACGTACTACCAAAAATCAAGCCGAAGAATATTCCGGGTAGCTGGCGCATCGATCGCTCGTTCGACTGGGGCTCGTCCAAGCCATTCAGCGTAGGCTGGTGGGCAGAGTCCAGCGGAGAACCTTTCAGCCATGAAGGCAGAGTGTACGGGGCTGTGCCTGGGGATCTGATTCGCTTCGGTGAGTGGTACGGATGGAACGGCAAAGCGAACACCGGAAATCGAATGGTGGCGGGGGACATCGCGAAAGGTATAATCGATCGCGAGAAGGATATGGGAATCACGGGTAGAGTTGAAGATGGCATTGCGGATGCGTCGATATTCAATAGCCAGAATGATGACTGTGTTGCGACTGATATGGAAGATGAGGGGATCTACTGGAAACCCGCCGATAAGTCACATGGTTCTCGGCGGCAGGGCTGGGAGAAAATTCGGTCCTACCTCAAGGGATCAGTTCCGGTAGCCGAGGGGTTGCCACGAGAAAACCCAGGAATGTTTGTCACGTCGGACTGCATACACTTTCTTAGGACAGTGCCTAGCATTCCTCGGGACGATAAGGATCTTGACGACGTGAACACACAGTCTGAAGATCATACTGCGGATGAGACTCGTTATCGAGTTCGAGCCACACTGCGAGGCAGCGCCTCGGAACAGGGGAGTTTCTAAATGTCACGTGTACCTTCAGTCGATTCACACGGGGCAGACAAGAACCCGGACGATCCGAGCGTCACCTCTGCGGCGTATGACAAGATGATTCCGGTGTGGAACAAGTTGAACACCGTTGAGGGCGGCACAGACGAAATGCGCGCTGCGGGCACGGTGTATCTCCCGCAGCACACCGGGGAAGACAACGACAACTACATCAAACGCCTGGAGACTTCAGTGCTGTTCCCCAAGATGGGGAAGACGCTGGAAGAGCTGGCAGCGAAACCGTTCAGCGATGAGATGAAGATCAAGGATGATACGCCCGCAGTCATCCAAGAATTCATGGAGAACGATATCGACCTGAACGGCAACAAGGCGGCTATCTTCTATCAAGAATGGTTTCGCGATGGGATCTTCAAAGGGTTCTCGTATGTGCTCGTGGACATTGCCCGACCGGAAACGGAAGAGGGTGTCCCGCGCACGAAGCATGATGACAAGCGCGAGAACCGACGCCCGTACATGGTGCACATTCTACCGGAGCAAGTGATCTTCGTTGCGTATGCTGTGGTGAATGGCGTTCAGAAGCTGTCTCACTTGCGTGTACGTGAAGAGGTCACAGAGCAGAATGGCTTCACGGAAACGACGAGGCACCGAATACGTGTGTTTGATATCGGGTATATCACCACGTACTACCGGGTGGAAGACAAGAAGGATCACGATGAAGACGCTTGGCGGGTAAGCGCGGAAGAGTCATACGACACGGGTCTCGATGAGATTCCGGTAGTCGCGTTCTGCGTGGATCGACGTGGTGTACAATTGTCGAAGCCCCCACTGGAAGATCTCAGTGACTTGAACATTGCTCACTGGCAGTCTTCGTCAGACCAGCAGAACATCCTGAAGGTGGCACGATTTCCCATTCTCTCGATCTCGGGTGATCGAGTTCGACAGCAGTACGGGCCGGATGGCGCGAAGGTCGGCACAGGCAATGTGATTGGTCCGCGCCAGCTTCTGCGATTCGAAGATCCGAACGCACGCGCTCGTTACGTGGAGCACACCGGATCAGCCATCGAGTCTGGACGCAAAGAGTTGCTTGACCTTGAAGAGCAGATGGCAATGTATGGCTCACAGTTCACTCGGCGGCAGTCGGGTAACGCGACTGCGACAGCACGCACGATCGATAGCGCCGAAGCTGTCAGCACCTTGCAGTCGTGGGCCATGCGTTTCGAGGATGCCGCCGCAGAAGCACAGCGGTTGATGACGTTGTACCTCGACGGTGTTACGGGTAGCGGAGGAAGAATCAAGCTCAACCACAAAGCCACCGTGAGTGACTCGAACGACTCAGAGCTGACGGCACTGGATCGGATGCGCTCACGTCGAGACCTCTCCCGAGAGAACTACCTTTCGGAGATGGTGCGGCGCGGCATTCTCGCAGAAGACTTTGACGTAGAAGAAGATGCGAAACTTCTTGAGAATGAACCAACCCCTGGCCTGGACCTCGATCCAGGGGGAGAGCCTGACCCCGACCCCGAGCCTGAGCCCGACCCCGAGCCTGAGTAACCTCTATGCCTAGTGCTAATGAAGAGTACCTTGACGCGGCACTGCGGCACTCGATGGAGCTTCGCGGCTTCACGCGCGGCGAACTTCAACGGCTGAATAAACTGCTCGAAAGGTCAGACCGTGAGTTGTCTATCGAGCTGCGCAAAGCACTCGCGGATATGGGTGTCAAGAAGGGTGCGCAATACAGTTTCAAGACGAAGCGATTCAAGAGGATGATCGAAGAGCTGTCCGGTATGCGGGCTGCGGTGATGGCCGAACTCCGTAGTGACAACAAGAGTACGTTCGATGCGCTCGCCACACTGGAAGCTCAGAAAGAACTTGACATCTTGAATAGTGTTGTGCCTGTTGAGTTCAGCTTTGCAGCCGCGAGCGGTACGCTGCTACGTGAGATCGTGAACAGCCGACCATTCCAGGGCCGGATACTCAAGGACTACTACACCACGCTATCGGCCAACGACAAGCGAAGGTTGCGGGAGTCCATTCAGCTGGGGATGGCACAGGGGGAATCAATCAATGATATTGTGGCTCGCGTTGTGGGTACGAGAGGGGCTCAGTTCAAGGATGGTGCGCTAGCAATCACTCGCCGAGAGGCCGAGGCGATTGTACGCACTGCGGTGAACCACATATCCAACGGCGCTCGCGAGGCAGTCTGGGCAGCAAACTCCGGTGCTTTCTCGTACCTCATGTGGGTGTCCACACTGGATGGCCGCACTACGCTTATATGTGCATCGCGCGATGGCAAGGTGATCTCGACTGATGGCTCACCGATCCCGGCGCAGTACGAGGCATTGGTGCCCCAGGGCGCGAGACCTCCTGCGCACTACAACTGCCGCAGCCTGACTGTAGTGGTCTTCTCCGAGGATGGACTTGTCGGCAATCGTCCGTTCGTAGTGGACACTCGAACAAGGAGTAAACGAACCATTGACTTCCGAGAAGAAGCGAAGCGGCGCGGTGTCTCTGTTGGGCAAGTGCGGAACGAATGGAAGGCTGAGAACGTGGGCAGGGTTCCAGCCAAGACCACGTTCAATCAGTTCCTGCGTAGGCAGGACGCGGCGTTTCAGGACAGCTACTTGGGCAAGCGTAGAGGGGCTGCGTATCGTGCGGGTGACTTAAATGTAGACCAGTTCGTTGATCGGTACGGAAAGACTCTGACCTTGAAGCAACTGGCAGACTCGTCAGTCATCTAAAACAGAAAGGGCGACTCACGAATGAGCCGCCCCCCTGTGGCGCATGCCAGCACTGGGAAACCGACCTACTTCTTGCTCGCAGCCTTCTTCTTGGCGGGAGCCTTCTTCGCTTTCTTGGCAGGAGCCTTCTTCTTCTTGGCACCAGCCTTTGCGAACGCGGCCATCGTCAGCCGATGCACGAGCGTGCTCACCGGCATCGTTTCGCCCTTGCCCGCACGGACGGTGTTCGGGTGAAGTTCCTTGCGAGCTGCGTCGATGAGCATCTTCTCTTCGGCCTTGCTGAACATGGTACTTACGCGCTGCGTTCGCGCGTTCGGGCCGGGTCCGTTTCCCGATCCGAGCTTCCGGCCCGAACCCTTGCGCTTGCCGCCATGCGTTCCCTTTGTCTTCGTGGTTGCCACTATGCCACTCCTCTTCTTTCGGGTTACTCGCGTTCCGCCCTGTGGGACCACGAGTGTTAATCAAAAAACGCATCATACACCAAATATCAATAAACGCAATGAAGACGATCGACAAATAGCCCGTGTTTATCGCATTGCGTTTATCTTAAGTTTGGTATAGGGTTTGCATATGCAAGGAAGAGGCCCAGGTCGCCCGCGAGTGAGCGTTGTGGAGAAAAAACGTCCACGGACGTTCATGCTCACCGATGGGGAGCTGGACAGGATCGAGAACCACGCAACGCTATGTGGATTTAAGAATAGGTCAGAGTTATTGCGCTCGATCTCCAAAAGGCTGGAGATTTTTCGTCGAGGCCCGAACGGTGAATAACTCTGAGGTGAAGTTAGATTTCACCCACATCACAGATTTGAAACACGCACTGCCAGAAGTAATCAG